TCGTTGGTCTTCAGCCTGTCCTGCCAAAGCCGCAGCTTGTTCTTGTCCTGTTTCTTCATAGCGTCCTCCTGTTATCGCTGCGGATTGCCCCAGCGTTTACGCAGCATCTCCCGCTCCGTCGGTGATGCGTTCTCATAGTCCTCCCACATGGATGCCGTCCACCGCCGCGCCACCGTTTCCTTCTGTGCGATGTAGCTCTGCTGCGGCCTGATGTAGTGTGCGATGGCAAGGCTCAGCACGCAGTCATCGTGCGCTCCCAGCTCCGCCTCTGGCTTCAGCGTCTCCGGATTGCGCACGAAGGTCAGCATCTCCTGCAGTGTTGTCTCGTCGTTCACGATGGTGGTGTCATCGCGCACCGCCTTGATAAGCTCCGCAAGGATGACCGGCCTCGTCTTCGTGTTGGTGAGAAAGCCAAAGCTCTGCTTGATCTTGTGCGTGTAATCGTCGATGCTCTCCCGGATGTACTGCTTCGGATACCGCAGCCGCTCCAGCTCCATCACCGGGTAAGTGGAGAAGTTGGTCTCAATGCCGATGAGCGCCGTGTTGTAGTGCAGCCCTAAGCAGTAGACCTGCCGTGCGAACACATCCTCGTCGAACTTGCCCCGCAGCACCGCCACCTGCTCTCCGGTTCTGTTGTCCAGCACCTGCGCCACAAAGCTGTCGCTGCCTTCTCCGGCAGTGTCTCCGCCGATCACATAGGGCACGCCCTTCTCCGGCTTCTTGTAGACCTTGATGCAGCCGTCCCTCGCGTCCTCCCATCGGATGTCCGTCAGCGTCAGCCCGTCATCCGCGTATGTGAAGAGGCCGGTGCACACCGGTTCCTTCAGCTCCTGCAGCCGTCTTCCGATGGCCTTGCCGTTGAATACCGTCTTGCCCGTCACGCCCCACATGCCGAGGCAGTAGACCTGATAGTAATATTCGTCCGTCTCCTGAAAGCTCTCCAGCGTCCGTATGGCTGCCGCATCCAGAAAACGGTTGTCCTTGTAGGTGCTCTCGTGCACCCGCGCTCGTTTGTCCCGCCGGTCAAAAAATCGTTTCTTCAGCCAGTGCTGAATGCTGATCGGGTTGAAGCTCAGGATGATCTGCTGGTACTCCCGCGTCTTTCCGCGCAGTCGGATGTCAAGCTGGTTGAAGTCTCCCTCCAGCAGCTCGCTGGCCTCTTCAATCCAGATGCCCGTGATGTTGTAGATGGATTTCAGCTTCTCAACGTCATCCAGTCCCGCAAAGATGATCTCGCTGCCGTTTTGGAAAGAGATGGTCAGGTCTGATTTGTTGGCCTTGTACCCGCTGTCCGGGTAGAACTCCGCCAGCTGTCCCAAAAGCTGCTTGAAGCAGCTCTCTCGCAGCGTCCTCGCTACCTTACGGCACACGAGGAAGCGGTGTCCCGGCTCGTTGACCGCCCGCTCCAGCACCTTCCGTCCCGCGAAGATGGACTTGCCCGAACCGCCGCCGCCTTTCAGCACCAGATACCGGTGTGTGTCAGCGAACAGCGGCAGGAATGTTTCGTTGTTGGTCTCCCGCAGTCCCTCGTACCACGTTACGATTTCATAGAGCTTGTCGATCTCCTCGCGGCTCATGGCCTTCAGCTCAGAGGCCGTCCACTTCGTCTTCATCGCACTCGCTCTCCCCGTCATCAGCCCTCAGCAGCGCCAACTTCTCATGGTAGGTGGCGGCGTGCTTCATGCTCTCGCGGGTGTCCTTGCCCAGTTCGACCTCCTGCTTCTGCTTCCAGCCGTAGTTGTTCTGCAGGTTGAAGATGATGCCCTGCACGCCCTTCTCCCGTGTCAGCAGCTCCTGCTCCAGATACGCCTCGATTCGGGTTCGCGCCCCTTGGCATATCCCCGCCAGCTCCGGATGCAGCGCAGCGTCCGCGTAGTTCTGCCATGTGCTCCGGTCAATGCCCAAATACAGGCACATGCCCGTCACGCTCGGCGGCACCACGAACTGCACCACCTTGATCTCCTCGCCGTCATCGTTGCGGATGATGCCGCCGGTGTCGTCTCTTGCCGGAATTGTCCGTGATATGCTCCGGAAATAACGCTCGATTGCTTCCCGCAGTCCCTTTTTCGTGTATTTTTTCGGCCTTCCTGCAGCCATCTGCGCCACCTCCTTGCTCCGGCGCTATAAGGTTCCCGCGCGTGCGTGCGCGCATCGTGCGCGCTTGTCGTGGGGAAAAATTCATTTTGCCGCACAGCCTTCGCCCGCCCCTCGAATTATCTTGCTGTGCTCTTACCCGCTGGCGGTGTACGCCAGCTCACGCTATCATTGTGCGACAAAAAGTGTGTCGCTGAGTTGCAACTTTGCCGAAAACGAAAAACGCACGCAGGTGTGTTCCTGCGTGCGTTCTGCGTGTGTTTTTACAGCTGCGTTGGGAAGTTCTCGTAATACTTCCGCACCTTCCGGTACAGCGTGGTCTTGTCCATGTGGTGCCGCATGGCCAGCGCCGTGGCGCTGGCATCCGTGGTCACAAACTCGAATAGCGCCTGATAATACTCCCCGCCGTGCTCCAAACACAGGTTGAGTATCTTCTGCTGCGCCGCCTCGTCCAGCTCCCGGTAGCGGCGGGAGGTGAAGTAGATATACCCCTGCCGGTTGTAGTCCGCCTTCACGCCGCGCTTATATCGAAACATCTGCTCCACCTCCCGTGTTATCATACGCCCGCGAAGCTCTCCCGGATGGTGCCCCCCGCCGTCTCAAAGGCCACCACATGGAACCGCCCCAGCGGATGGATGTATATCACCGTTCCGTCATAGGCGCGTCTTCGTGTCTTCTTCCTCCGGTGCCGGTCTCTGATCTCTTCCGTCTCGCCGAAGGTGTCCGGCACCCGCTGTACTCTGTCTCTGATCTTCACAACACTTTCCCTCCGTGGCGGTACGGGCGCGTGCGGTTGTACTCGTGCTTCTGCGCCAGCACCGCCTCCACGTCCACACCTTCCTTGCCGCACCAGTCAAGGATGCGGATGAGGCAGTCCACCATCTCCGTGGCAATACCCTCCGGCTTGCAGCTGTGCTCCGGCTTGCCCTCTGCTTCGCACTGTGTTTCCTTGTCGCAGTGTCCGCAGCATCCGTAGATCATGGGCTTGCCGCTGCGGTATTCCTCCAGTGCTTCGGAAAGCTCGCTGTGGCACAGCGCCACAATGTCTCCAAAGCTGCGCGCCTCGTCCCACCAGCCATGCGCCACGGCATTCTGGTGGATGTCCTTCGTCCACTCGTTCAGTGTCTTCGCCATATTCAGTTCCTCCCGGTTATGTATTGTCCAGCATCAGGCTTTCCCTGATGGAGTACGCTTCCTTTTTCGCGCAGGCTTTTCCGCCGGGGAACCGCCACACATTCGCCTGCGCATTTCGAAGTGGATATATGTCCCTCGGTTGATGTTGTTCTTGTAGCAGGTGGCCTCCACCAGCTGGAAGTCCGGGTAGCGGTCTTCAAACCACTGCCACTGCGTTCCGCATTCAATGGCTTCCTCGATGTCGGCAATGTCGTCCATGTTCAGCTGCCCGTCAAACTGTGCGCACTGCGGGATGGTCAGGTTCCGGCTCTGGTTCCAGCGCTTGAAGAAATGCTTGTCCTTGGCGATGTAGTGCGCCAGTCCGGTCACGCCGGATTCGTTGAACTGCAGCCGCTTGCTGTTGGCGTATCCCAGTCCCCACACCTTCTCGATGGTGTCGCGGTCTAATCCGCCGCTGAGGATGACGTGGTGATGCACTCTTCCGTTTGTTTTTCCGTATTCCGTGCAGCTGATGTACTTCAGCTCCAGTCCCAGCTTTGCATACCGGCGCTTCAGTCTGCGGATATAATTGCTCAGGATGTGCTGCGCTTCCTCCTCCGTCTTCGGCTCCTCGCCGGGGCGGTAGGTCAGATGCAGGGCAATGTCATCCTCGGTAAAGTTGCTGTGTACCAGGCGGGTCAGCTTCTTCTCCGCGTTCTTCTGGTTCAGCTTCTGCTGTATTTCGCTCGTTGGCTTGCACCGCGATCTCCGTTTCCCCGGCGCTTGGAATACCGGGTATATGTCTCCGTCCATGTAATCGCCGCAGACATATACGCTCTCCCGGTTGAAGGTTCTCCCTGTGTACATCCCCGCAGCTCCTCTCTGGTTGCTAAGTTAAGATTGGTTACAAGCCTCAATTCGCGCGTGCGCGCGCGAATTATAAATAGTATGTGGTCTGCCATCGTCAGTGCCGGGAGACCGTCCCCGGCAGACAGGACGCGCTGCATCCTGTTTCGGCTATGTGGATAAATAATGCCCGTAGCACCACGCTGGCGGTGCATTCCCTTCCACGCACGCTTCCTTGCCCTTCGGAAAAAGCTGCGTCACCCGCCCGTAGGCGCTCTGCGGTTTCATCATGGGAACGCCGTCCGCCCGCGCCGGTGCGCGTTCCTCCGACCTTGCCCGGTATCCGCAGCGCAGCGCGTCTGTGTCGCGGCTCCATTCCTCCCGGAAGGCATGTGCGCAGCTGCTGCAGCTCGGTTTCATGTTTCGCTCCTTTCCGCGCGCACGCGGCGCGCGGATGGTTTCGATCTCAGATTAAAGGCAGAAGCCGAAGGCCACGCCAATCGCACGGCTCGCGTTGTAGTAGTTGGCGTTGCCGCCGCTGCCGACACGGCAGAAAAGCGTGGAGTCGCTGCCATACGGAGAGCGAAGCCAGTACCACCATGTACCGTTCCCCGGTCTCTCTTTCACGCGGCTGCGCTCCGTGCTGAACAGCTCCAGCTGTGTCTCATCTGTGTCCGCCGGTGCCCAGTCCTCTGCTCCTTCCTTACCGAACATCTCTGTGAACGACGGCAGCCACAGCTTGTCCTCGCTCTCCAGTCGTTCGCCGTCCATGGTCTGCACGATGCGGCGCGGCACGATCATCTCCCGCAGCTCATCCGGCAGCATGCGGATAATGGTTTCGTTGAGCCACAGGCGCATCTCGCTGTCCCGCCAGCCGCCTTTGCTGGTCATGCGCTTGTTCATCCCGTGTTCGTCCTTCATGCAGTCCTTCAGCAGGAAAATCAGCCCACGCTCCGTGGTTCCCACGGCCTGCACCGTCAGCTCTTCGCCGGTCTTCAGCGTGATGTCCAGCTCATCTCCCACCTGCAGCAGCTCCTGCAGCTTTCCGTCCGCCTGCGCCTTCTTAATGGTGTTCCACTCGATCTCGCTTGTGATGGTCTTTCTGATATTCATGGGGCATCCTCCTGATTATCTGTACCGTTCATCCCACGGTACGAAGTATTTTCCGCACGCCTTCTTCAGGCGCTCGTCCACCTTGCCCTGCGTGAACCATATCTGCTTGTCGGTCTTTGCATCCGCAAGGCACATTTCCGCATAGGTCATAAAGGTCTGGTCGTAGCAGTCGCTCAGCTTCTTCAGCCGCTCTTCGCCCCAGCCGAAGTCTTCGTGCATGGTGATGAGCATCATGTCCTTGCACTGCTGCAGCGTAAAGCGCCGGGTCTTCTCATCCCGAACAGCCTGCTGCGCCGCCAGCTTCTGTAGGTATCCGCTCTGCTTTGCCATCGCTTATCCCTCCAGTGTTTCCTTCAGCGCCAGCAGCTTTTCAATGGTGTCCTCATAGGCCGCCTCCAGCAGCACCGCGCAGTCTGTCATGCCCTCGTTGCCGTATGGGCAGCCCCAGTGTTCCTCGCTGCTGCATACCCGCTTGCCGCAGGCATCCATCAGCTCCACAGTCTGCCGCGCGTCCTTCAGCTCCTTCAGCAGCCCCTGTGCCTTTTGCAGCGTCTCAGGCTCCAGATCGCTGCGCTCGTATTCCCGCAGCTTCTCGTAGCAGCGCCGCTGATCGCATCGTCCATCCTCGCAGAAGCTCCCGCCGGGGATGGAATCGCACTGCGCAATGTCGCAGAAGGAAAGGTCGGTGTCCACTGTCAGCCGTTTCATTTGCCGCACACCGCCGGTCTGCTCTGCAGCTCTCCGCCGCAGGCCGCATAGCCCGCAAGGTCTACCCAGTTGTCGCTCTTGCCGTGTCCTGTGGCAATGCGTGCGATCTTCAGCAGCGCCAGCAGCGCCGCCACATCCTCCGGCACGATGCAAACCTCCGCCGCCGGGTCTCCGACGCATTTTTCTTTGATGTAGGTCTCCCACAACTCCCCGATCACACGGAAGCTGTCCTCCGGTGTGCCGTAGTCTTCTTCTCTCTGCCCGCACACGCAGACCTCCGCCGCGTGCAGTAATTCGCTTCTCGTCATCATTCGTCCTCCCCGTGCAGCACCGCGATGTTTGCCAGCACGCTGGCATTCGTCCACTCCATGGCCAGCAGGATCGCGCTGCGCTGGAACTCGCCCGCCAGCGCGCAGAATGCGTCGCCGTTATGGTCTTTCACCGCGCTCCACATATCCTTGTGCACGTCCTTGATGGCCTTCATCCGGCTCTCCACGTTCTCGATGTTTTCCTTCAGCTGCGCCCATGCCTCCCGGTCACTGGCAAATCCGCGTCCGCGTTCTTCCATAATTCCGCTCAGCAGCTCCGCAGAGGTCGCCTGCATGTTGCCCATCAACTTCTGCTGTGCGCTCAGATTATCCATGCTGCACCTCCGCGATCTCCCAGTCCTCCGCCAGCATGTCCGTCTGGCTTGCCAGCCACGGCACGCAGCTGCGCGGTGCATCCGGATTGTTGCTGCGCAGGCCAGTGGTGTCGATGTAGATGTACGGGCTGGTCATCTTGCTGTGCTCATCCGGCACCTGCAGCTTGATGAAAATGCCCTTGCCGTTCCAGCCTCTGCGCCGAACCGGCCAGCCGCAGCGCAGCTTGCTCAGTGCCCAGCCAAAGTCGTGCGTTTTCGCTTCCACCGCCTTGCACTTCGCAGCGCGCTCCTCGTCCGTCCTCTTCTGCAGGGCATAGCCCTCCAGCTCCCACAGCCGGTTCTCGATGTGCTGCAAGCACAGTCTCTTGCCCAGCTCCGTGTCGTAGTTGGCCGGGTCTACGCACGCGCTGCTCTCCGTCAGGATGAAGCCGTTGCGCAGCCGCACCGTCACCACCGTGCACTTGCCGAACTCCGTGCGTACCTGCACGTCCGCGCTGTTCAGCAGCAGGTCGATCTCCGCCTGTGTTACCTTTATGTCGCTCATGTTCATTTCCTCCTGTCATTTTGTTTGTATATCGTCCGCCCCCACTGGCAGCGTGGGCAGAGGTATCCGTCCTTTGGTATCGTTTGGCCTTTGGCGATGTTCCATCTTAGCCCGCAGCCACGGCAGGTCTCATACCGCAGCCCCGGTATCTCCCGCGCTTCCCGTTCTCTCATGCGCCTGCCTCCCGGTACAGCTTTGTTCTTCCGCTTTCGATGTGGCAGCGGTTGATGAGCGGTCTTTGCTTTCTTCCGCCATCCAGAATTACCCTGAGATCGTCCGGTGTCCGGATGATCTTTTCCACGGTTGTAACCATCAGCCACTCGTGGCTTTCCGTGGAACAGTCATATATGACGGTCATGCCCACCTGAAGCTCATCCCATGCAAGCCTCCGCCCGTGTTCCTCTATGTATGCGCCCACGCGCAGCGCAGCGGGGAAGAGGCTCAGCTGTTCCATCCGCTCACTCCTCATACGGGCTTTGCAGGCTCCAGTCCCAAACTTGCCCGCCGTCCCACTCCGTCCGGAAGTGGTTGTGTTCTCCGTCGCCGGTGAAGAAAAGGTATTCCCTCGGCAGCACTCTTCCGGTGTCAGTCTTCCCGTCCTTTTCGTCCAGCCACCGTTCGATCACATCCAGCGCCAGCTCCTCCAGCTCCGGCAGCAGCGGATGATCTGCTGCATATCCATGGAACTGGTACGGCTTTGTCACCACAGCAATCACGCCCGCCGGTGTCGCATCCCGTGCATCGTCTGCTCGGTTCAGAATGCACCACACCACCGCTGCCCGCTCTGTTGTTCCGCACACCATGGCCTCTCCGTATACGGTCTTGGCGATGTACGCCGCCGCATCCGTCCATGCGCTCATGTCCCGCTCAGGTTCTTCCTGTCGGATGACCGGCTCTGGCATGTACGTCACATAGGTCTGCGTCAGCTTCTCGGCCACCGCCTCGTCCTGCTCAATCGGCTGCGCCGTTGTGCTCAACATCAGCAGGTTAGCCACCACCGCCGCCAGCATCATCATCGCCGCCGCTGCCGCAAGTGCTCTCTTTCTCATTCCATCCACCCCGCCAGCCACGCGAACAGCGCCGCCGCGCACATGGATGCAGCCATCATCAGGAAGCCCGCGCCCAGCGCGATGCTGTCCTGCTCCACGCCTCCGCCGATGCCCAGCATCAGCAGGAAGCTCAGTCCCGCCAGCGCACCCCACACGCTCTTCAGTGTCCGGCGCTTGCGCCTATGTACCGTGCGGTATCTCGTCTCCATGTTTTTCCCTCCGTCTAAAACGGCAGCTCGCCGTCGTCTTCCGTGATCTCGTCGTAGGCATTCCCGCCCTGCTGGTAGATGTCCGCCACCTGCTCCAGCTTCTTCGTGTCGCCGAAGTACAGGTTGGTGGCGTTCAGCTCCGTCTCCTTGCGGGTCTGGTCGTGTTTGTCCTTCCATGTGCGTGTCTGCAGGCGGCCTGTGGCCACCACCATCCGCCCCTTGCCGAAGAACTTGCACAGGAACTCTGCCGTGCCTCGCCATGCCACACAGTCGATAAAGTCCGTGGCACGCTTGCCATCTTCCCCCGGCTTGCCGTCTCGCTCCACCGCCAGCGTGAAGCTGCACACCGGCGTGCCGGTGTTTGTCCGCCGCAGCTCCGGGTCAGCGGTCAGCCGCCCCATGATGGCCGTGTCATTCAGCATCGCTCTCAACCTTTCTCTCGATGGATTTCATCAGCTTCAAAAAATCAGCCGCCTGCGGATATTCGCCCGTGTCGTCGCGGACAACCTCCGCCAGAAAGCTCTGAAGCTCTCGCCAGCAGGCGGTATAATAAATCTCGTTTCGATCACTCTGCATCTGTTTATCTCCACTTTTCCATAATGTTCTCCGCCGCTTCCTTCGTCAGCCCGATGAAGTTCTCGTCCGTCGTGCCTATCAGGATGGCGTTGCCTACGATGGCATCGTTGAAGAGGTATGCCATGTCTGTGGCCAGTCGGTTCACCGGCATCCCCAGCAGCTTGCCCTCCTCGTTGATGATGAGCGTCAGCCCCACGCCCTGCTCATGGCTCCATTCGCCCGCCAGCGCCGTGGGCACCGTTTCAATATGGCCTTCTACGATCTCCTGCAGCGCCTTCAGGTCTAAGCTGTCGCCGGGGTAGCAGTGCAGCAGCACCGTCTCCTCGTTTGGCCTGATGATGATCGCATATCTCTCCATGCGTTTTTCCTCCTTCACCAATTCACGCACAATTCCTCGTCCAGAATCTGAAATGTTCCGGTCGGCTTCTCTTCCGTGGGCTGCAGGTCTTCCTCATCCAGATAGTTCCTGCCGAACTCCCGCATGAAGTCCTCCTTCGTCCAGCCCATCCGCTCCATGGCCATCTTCTGGCCGTAGCGGTGCAGCTCGTCCATGGTCTCCCGGCAGCTGTGCACCGCTTTCTCCCCGAAGATGTGGCAGCTTCCGTGGCACAGGTAAACTGTCAGACCGTACTTCTCGCTCTTCTTGCGGTATGCGCCGCCGAAGATGTGGTGCTTGTCCAGCGGCTCCGCCGTCCCGTTCCTGCCGCACAGCCAGCAGCTTCTTCCTGTGTACATCTTTCTGCCTCCTTCAGGTTTCTGCGGCGTGTCTCTTGCAGCGCCCGTCCACGCCTACGCCTTTGAACTTGCCCTTGTTCGCTCTCGCGCGGGCAGCGTCCAGCCGTGCCTTGTCGATGTCGTACTCGAATCTGCCGTTCGCATCCAGCTTGTCGGTCATGCCCCGGTTCAGCTCGCGGTATACGGAAGTCTCGTGCAGTCCCACCGCATCCGCGATGTCGCCCACCTTCCAGCCATCTTTGTACAGCCTTGCGATCTCCATGCGCACCTCGTCATCCATGACCTTGTATTTCAATTCAGTGCTCAACCTTCTCACTCCTTCCGCCCGTTTGAGCATAAAAAAATATCGCAAGTCGAACCGTTTAGGTTCTTCTTGCGATATATTTTACAGGTTGCCGATTCGCACGATTTTTAGTTTCCAGAAAAGTGGATGCTTACAGCATTACAGCAGAGGGGAAAAATGCTTTATTTCCTTGTTTATTGCGAGGCAGATTTTAAACCGCCTGCATTTTGATATGCTATCAAAGCGCGGCTTTCTCCCATTCAATCAGGATCTCCGCCAGCTCCGGTGTCAGCCGCTTGCGGCACTCCTGCCGCAGTTCTTCCGGCACGCCGTAGAACGCCTCGGCGATGCTGCCGGTGATGGCGGCGAGGGTGTCGCTGTCACCGCCAAGGGACACCGCTGTGCGGAGAGCGTCTTCAAAACTTGTGCTTTCCAGAAATGCAATAATAGCCTGCGGTACGGTTTCCTGACAGCTCTCCACATGGTGATAGGTGGGACGAATCTCATCGCAGCTGCGGCTGAGGTCGTAGCCGAATTCGCGCTCCACATACGCTTTGATTTCCGCTTTGTCGTGACCGGTGCGGGCGAGGAAAATCGCCGCAGCGACAGCCTGTGCGCCCTTGATGCCCTCCGGGTGGTCGTGGGTCACCTGGGCGGTGAGCCGCGCCAGACGCAGCGTTTCCGCCATATCTGTTGCCAGCCATGCGGCGGGAGACACCCGCATGGCACTGCCGTTGCCGTAGCTTTGGTAGGGCTGCGGGTCATCCTCATAGAGCCAGCCGCCAAAATGGGTGCCATAGCCCCGGTCGGGATAGGCACGGCCCAGTTGCTGCATCTCCCGCACCAGTGCTGCTTTGATGGCGGCATCGTCTTGCCCACGGGTGCTGAGCAGCGCCTTTGCCACCGCCAGCGTCATCACCGTATCGTCGGTGAAGTCGGAACGGCGGCTGAACAGCGGAAAATCCTTCGCCTTATAGTTGTTGCAGTCGAACTCGTAGGGGCTGCCCACGATGTCGCCCAAAATCGCTCCGTACATTTTATCATCTCCCACGTCTTTGCACGTCTTCGTCGATACGGTGCTTCCAGTCAGCACTGAGAGGTCTGGCGGCGCGGACGCTGCACACGGCCTCGCCGATGACCTCGTAATTCAGCGCCGTGCCCACCTCGTCGCACTTGTAGTTCACTGCACGGTCGGCACCGATGCCGAAGCGAGCCGCTTCTTTCGCCGCGTCAATGTTCGCGCCCAAGAAGAGGAACTCCCAGCCGTACTTCTCCTTCTGCCGCTCGATCATCCGCCGAACCATCTCGTAGTCGTAGCGGCGGCTGGCGTTCTCGTAACCGTCGGTGGTGATAATGAACATCGTCTTCTCCGGCACATCCTCGCGGCGGGCGTACTTGTGAATGTTGCCGATGTGGTGGATGGCGCCGCCCACGGCATCCAGCAGCGCCGTGCAGCCGCAGGTGAAATACTCCTTCTCCGTCAGGGGCGGCACTTCGCCCAGCGGCAGGCGGTCGTGGATGACCGTGCTGTCGTTGGCGAAAAGCACCGTGGAAACCAGCGCCTCGCCGGCCTCCTTCTTTTGCTTTTCGATCATGGAGTTGAAGCCGCCGATGGTGTCCGCCTCCAGCCCCGACATGGAGCCGCTGCGGTCAAGAATAAAAACCAGTTCTGTCATAAGGAAAGCCCTCCTTCGTTTGCCTGTGCTCACATTGTAGCGCATCCGAAGGAGGGCTTGGTCGCCTGACAGGCGACATATTGCTTTAAAAGTGACTCACCGTTCTACATTTTCCCCAACCGCTCCAGCCGAGATTCGATTGCCCCGGAAGTGCGTCCAAAGTGCTCGCAGAGGTCTTGCTTCTTCATACCACCGTCAAACAAATGACTCAGTTCCCGATCCAACTCCTCTGTCCACGGCTTTCCATTGTTCTCAGGTAATGGTTTTTTCTTTCTACGAGACAACACCTCCACAGCGCAGTTCAGTGCCCGAACGATCTCACCTTTGTTACAAACATGGTCATCCGGCAGAACCTCTCCCGTCAAAGGGTCAATGCCATCTGCCAAAACCGTTAGCAACTCTTTTGTGCGCTGAATATCCATGGTTTACCGTCTCTTTCTCATTTATTTTTCAGCTGTTCCGTCCACTCGGTTTCTTTAAAGCCCACGAGCACAAATTCATCGCTCACCAGAAGCGGACGCTTGACGAGCATGCCGTCTGTGGCGAGGAGCTTTAGCATCTCGTCCTCGCTCATTTGGGGCAACTTGTCCTTTAGCCCCATAGATTTGTATAGCAGACCGCTGGTGTTGAAAAACTTTTTCAGCGGCAGGCCGCTATGCTCGTGCCATGCGGCCAGCTCGTCGTAAGTGGGATTTTCCAGCTTGATATCGCGAAAATTATAGGTGATGTGGTGCTCGTCCAGCCATGCTCGCGCCTACTGGCAGGTGGTGCATTTGGGGTAGCAGATAAAGATCATGGTCCCACGCTCCTTCTATTACAAAAGTATATTTCTTGCCCATTCCGTACAGGCATCAGATTCTTTCAAACCAAGCTCTTGCCAAATACCTGCGTAGTACAATCCTCTATCAGGATTTTTAGCGCAATTTGATCTCTTCCCGTATATGTGCGTCTCATCATATACTTCATTCCTCGCCCAAGTTGCCTTTGTGGCACCTTTCAGAGTCAATACCCGCTTTTTATCAAAGCGCAGTGCTCCTGCGCCAGGCTTGCTTTTATCTAAAGAAAGTCTTTCTGCTGCTTTGAAAATCACATTTGTTGAGTTGTCCGCCCTGCCATTAGACGAATGCGGATGCCACCAAACTTTTCTCTGTTCTTCGGGCACAGAGATGATCTCACCCACCTGAAGGTATCCCCAAATCACCTGGAGGTCTTTTCCCCGGTAAAAGTCACTACAATCCCGCAAATATCGGTATGTTCCGTTTTGATATTCCACAAAGTGAAAATTCCCGAAAAACAGGAAGATGTCTCCCTGTGCAACACCGATATTCTTCAAGTAAGCAGCCGCGGCATTTCGCTGCCCAAATGCGGGGAACCATCCGTCGATACGCTCCCTACGTCGCCCTAAATCTAAATCAGGGTCCAGATGACAGTGGTCTCCGCCCTTATATCGCAGATCTCGCAATATTTGAGAGTACTGAATTCCATTGTAGTAAAGAGAATCATATGTATCCTCATCATCGCTGGGAATGGGAAACGAAACCATTGTACCATCTTCAAAAATGGGACTGACGATGCCGCCATTCGCAGAGTCAAAACCTTTTCGGCTGAGTATAATTTTCATTCCTCACGCTCCCAGCAAACTCTGGTCAAACGCGAACAGCGCCTCGTTGATCTCGAAGATGTCGTACTTCTTCTGCCTGATGAAATACTCAATAATGACGTCGAACTTGCTGCTGGCGCTGAGAGCATAGCCCGCGCGGGCGATGAGGTCACGCGTCTCATCCAGATTCAGCTCCAGCGCGATGGCAAAGGCAATGGCTGTTGCCTTGGAGGGCTTGTAGTCCGGATTGTTGCGGATCTTAGAGAACAGCTTGCGGTCGACGTTAGCTTTCTTGTATATCTCAGAATCCTTTTTGCCTCTGCGGTCGATGAGCTTCAGCAGCGTCTCCGAAAACCCGGCGTCCAGATGCGCCAGCAGACTGTCCAAGCCGTCGGCAGCCATAGGCGCTGCCGCTGCATCGGCGGACAGCGTCCTGCTTTCGAGAACGCTCATCCGGCGCATCCGCTCCCGGCGGGAGTCGGTGTGGGCATCCACATAGTGGTCGTCGATGTAGGCGGCGATGTCCGCGAAGAGCTTATTGCCGATCTGGTACGCCGCGCGGTCGAAAATGACGATGTACACCGTCATGTCGTTTTCAGCCAAAAATTCGCCGATAGTGTCCACCGCCACGCGCAGCGCCTGATCCTTGGGGTAGCCGAAGATGCCGGAGGAGATCAGCGGAAAGGCGACCGTTTCGCAGCCGTGCTCTTTCGCCAGCGCAAGGCTCGTCCGGTAGCAGGAAACCAGCAGCTCCCACTCACCGTGACTGCCGCCGTTCCACACAGGGCCGACGGTGTGGATCACATATTGGCAGGGCAACCGGTAAGCCTTGGTGATCTTGGCATCGCCGGTCTTGCAGCCGCCGAGCGTCCGGCACTCGGCCAGCAGCTCCGGCCCCGCCGCGCGATGGATGCAGCCATCCACACCGCCACCACCCAGCAGAGATTCCTTCGCCGCGTTGACGATGGCGTCCACGCTCATTTTCGTAATATCATTGCGAACAATTTCAAGAGGCATGGTTCTATTCCTCAATTTCTATCATTCAAAATTAAGCCAACGCGCCGTTGTCCTCCTGCTTAGATCGGAAG